AACCACATAAAGGCTCTTGCTATTCCAACCCATAAAATTAATTTAAAAAGTATTATCATATTTATTTAGTATTGCATCTATTAAAACTAAGGCCATACAGAATGCTGTAAAACCAACGGCTATAATTTGAAGTATTTCAAATGTTTTTTCTTTATCTCTCATAATATATTTTTTATTAATCCCGGTAGAAATTATTACTTAATATCAATTTAACCTCATCAAATTGGACCCGGTTATAATCGTGAAACGCATTTAATATTCTGTTATCTGAGTATTGAAACTTTTTAAGAATGTTTATTGCTTCCCTTAATCCGAACAATTCGCACGCCTCCACTATCTGAGAACCATTGTAAGGCACGTTCTTATATCTTAGGGCTAATGTGATGTTTCCGTTTAGATAAGTCTCTATAACGTCTAATAATGGGTTTTGTCTTTCTTCTCTCATAACTTTTCTATTTACTCTTATTGATTATACGTGCGTAATTTTTACTCTTATAAAAAGTGATGCAGCCATACCCTATAACTTGCGACGGTATTAAAAGTCAGCTACACCTACTTAAATTAATTTTATTAGTATTCTACAGGTTTTAAATATTCATCCATTAAATCCAATGCAAATTCATCCATTAGAGTTTCTTCGTTATTCGTTAAAGGTCTGCAGGAAGTTGTGGTTATAAATAAAGAATCTTCTTGACATTCAGAAATACCACAAATTTTTGCTTCAATCTCGTAAATGTTTAAATAACCATTTTTTAAATGGCTCAATTTATAAGTTAAATAAATCCCGTTTTCTTTTAGTAATTCTACTGTTGTTTTTTCGTTGCTCATAATGTCTGTTTTTATTTATTTTATTTCCGGTAGCCCGAAAGAATTAATTTCTATTTTTAGGTCCAAAGGTATTCCGCAGTCTTCGCCTTCACAGCAAAAATTATCTTCGTGGTTTTCCCATTCGCATACCTCGCATTTAATTGTGTTTTTCATAATTTATAAAATTACAGCACTTGTGCCTGAGTTAAGCATTCTATTAGGTTCATAAACCCCATTTTCAATAAGCCCTTTTACGACTATCCATTCCAATTTGCGCTCTGCATCAATTGTTTTAAGAGTGTAAGCCAAGCGGCCAAACGAATCTTTTGCATCTATGATTTCTGTAACCACTCCATCTAAAAGAACCCCTGAATTATCATATTGCCACCCACTAACGTAAACTTTTTTTCCTACTAAAATACTTGTGTTTAAATTTTCCATTTTGTCTGTTTTTTTAGTGTAGCTGAATTGCTACTGCCGCAATATACATTTTTTATTAGTTATACACAAATATATTGATAACTAATTTTAATGTAAAGCGTATTTGCCAAAGTTTGGCTTGCTTAAAATAGAGTATGCAGCGTATCTGCAAGGGTCAATAATATGATTATTTTTGTCTTCCGGAATATTTAAAAGCATTCCACTTTTATCTTCCTTCCATTTGTAATTTCTAAATTCCATAATTGCATTTGTAGAATCTTTTAATACGTGTAATTTATATCTTTTCAATAAATCAATCCCGGCATTAATACTATCTTTTCCTTTTGTGCTTGGGAAAATATTAAAACCCATTCTGCGAAGTTCTGCAATTAAACGAGGTTCTGCTGAATCTGCATAAATTGGATTTGATTCTAGTTTTTCATTTCTTAAAAATGATGCAATATCATTGGTAGTCATTTGCGTTCTGTAAAGATGTTCTTTTACATACATATTATTTCCCCAAATATAAATTGAAACGAGTGAACTCGGGTCATTACTATACCCAAAATCCATTCCGTAAGAAAGTAAATAGGCTTCATCAGGAATAACATTTACTTCTACATATTGAAAAATAGTGCTTCGACTTGCGGACCTTTCACCTAGGCCATAAATTTGCCAATACTGCTCATCAGTATCTTTTAATAATTCAATTTCTTTTATTATAGATTCTTCAATAAATGGATTGTCTAGGTAAGTTGTTTTGAAAAAGTCACAATCATCTCTAGTAATTAATTTATCATAAATCCAATGAAATTCATCTGACGGATTAAAGTCTAATATTATCCGGTCCTGAGTTCTGAATAATAATTGTTGCATATCTTCATAATACAATTCATTACCCTCGTTAACGAACAGTAAATCCCTTTTCCGCCCTCTAATCTTTTGAGGTTGGTCCAACGATATAAATTCAACTAAGTTTCCAAATAAGCTATATTCTGAGTTTGATTTATTATGCGCTATTTCTGAGTAGCAATTATGTTCTTGAAGTATTGACATAAAATCCCTCATTACTGTAGCACGTAAACTAGGAAAAGATTTTCTACAAATTGTTACTACTTTGTTTTTATTTAAAGAGCAGTATTTAAAAATTATCCACAATAAAATATTGTAGGTTTTTCCGGACCTTGTTCCGCCCTGCTCAACTACAATTTTTGCTGTTGAATTATCTAAATGTTTGAAAACCTTATTGGTTTGAATCGTCGGTCTTATCAATTATTTCAATTAAAAAATTAGTAGGCATTCCGTCTGCTCCTGTAATTTCCTGCCTTTCAATGTACCCCCTTTTTTTACCTTTAGTTTTTAAATAGAATATTGTTGCCGCTGTAGAATCTGCAAGTATTTGTTTATGCAATTGTGATTCCGCAAAATCTAAAGCTACATTTTCAATGTCTTTTACTTGCTCAAAAAAATTAGCATCTTCTTTTAACCATTTATAATAGGTACTTCTAGGAGTATCTGTTTGCCTGCACGCAACAGTAACAACACCTAAAGATTTTTCAAGTGCTGCCAATAGTGATTCCTTTTTTATATGTCTACTTTCGTTCATTATTTTATTTTAAATTAATCTCTAGAAATTAAATATAAACCTAACCAAATTACGAAAAAATCAATTGCTGTCATAATTTATTTCTTTTTATTATAATAATATTCTATTAATTCAGATACTATTTTTATCCCTAAAAAAACTGCACAAAAAACTATAATTGCCATATTTTTATGTTTTTAAAATTTGCCCGCATTTGTCGCAGGTTTCATTATTTTCTTCAACTTCTTTTATTTTTTCCTCTTCTGCATCACCTTCAAATGGAAATCCCTGAAGGCCCCAATCTTCCAAATCTTTGCGGTCCCAATCATTTGCTAATATATCCCAATCCCATTCACCGAAGTGTTCATTGTCTTTTATGACGAATTCCTTGATTTGAGCATCATTTAAGCCAACAGCAGACAAAACCGGTATGGTTTTATATCCTAATTCCACAACGGCCTTAAACCTCATATTTCCACCTAATATAATATTTGCCTCACTAATTACAATAGGCCTGATTCTGAGCATTTCCGGAAACTCTTTTATACTTTTTTTAAGCGCTTCAAATCTTTTCTTATTTAAAGTTCTAGGGTTTTCCGGGTTCTCGTAAATGTCTGAAACTTTGACTTCTATAATCATAAACTTTGACTTTTATAATCATATAACGTATTTTTTTATTAGTTTTAAAATCTTGAACCACTTATCCCTTCGCCGGCTTCTATAACTTCGCATTTATCTACAAATTCTTTAGACTTCCATTTCCACGCTTTTTTCATTAGAACGATTTGGTCTGCCATTTCCCAAATTTGTTTCCTGTCTGTAATATCGTGTACCGCTTTTATTAACGGATTATCCAAATTGCCTACTAATTTATCGTATTTATTTTGTAAAGTATTTAATTTCATTTCTAAAAATTCTATTCTATCCATTTCTTCAAAGTTTAAACCTTCTTCCCAACGAAAACTTAACTCTAATTTTTCTAATGATGAATTTGCTTTTTTATAATATGGGTAATTTTTGACCGCATAAATCACCGTTGCGTGGTCCATTGGCTTACCGTTATCTTGAAAGAATTTTGCAATAGAACATAGTCGCATATTTAATTTTTCTCTCATTAAAAAGCAAGCTAAAGCCCTAACTTCTACATAGTCTCTTTTTCTAGTATTTTCAAATATATTTATACCTGATGCATTTATTAATTTTTCTGCAATTTCTGCAGGGTTTAAGTTTCTCATATTAATCTGTTCTTAGTTTTAATAAA